TACAATGGGGGTTTATACCCCCATTTTTTATGACAAAAAACTGATAAATACTTTTATAATTAGATTAGGAGCAGAATGAAATGTCAGTTTCATCATTAACAAAGTTTACAGTACCTATTGACGGTGATCAGAGTGCGGCAAGCCAAGGCTTGTTAATGCCAAAACTAAAATATCGTTTTAGAGCGAGTTTTGAAAACTTTGGTGTAAGCACACCTAGAACTGAAATGACAAAACAAGTAATGAATATAACTCGTCCTAGTGTTACATTTGAAGAGAATATAATTGATATTTACAACAGTAAAGTTTACTTAGTAGGTAAACACACTTGGGAACAAATCACAGTAAACTTACGTGATGATGTAAACGGTTCAGTTTCAAAATTAGTAGGCGAGCAAGTACAAAAGCAATTTGATTTTATGGAACAATCAAGTGCAGCTTCAGGTATAGATTATAAGTTTATTACACGTTTTGAAATATTAGATGGCGGCAACGGTGCTAGTACTCCTAACGTTCTTGAAACTTGGGAACTATATGGTTGTTTTATAGCAAATGTAAACTACAATGATTTAGACTATGCATCACAAGAACCAGCACAAGTTACTCTTAGTGTAAGATTTGACAATGCAGTTCAAACACCATTAGGTGAGGGCATTGGGTCAAGTGTAGCAAGAACAGTTGGACAGGTTGTAACTGGCTAATAGGAGTTAGTTATACATGGCTAGTGTTAATCCACTTTTAAATGGAATGACCTCTGACAAGACGGTTAGAGATTATAAACACGCATCTAAAACTTTTGTAGACAATAACTATGAGTTACAACCAAAATACAGTAACTTATTTCACGTTGTTTTTGAGTTTACACCAGATGCAGCTACATTATTTGATACAATACAACAATTAGAAATTCCAATACTTGTTAAAAGTGCAGACTTACCCTCTTACACATTAGATGTACAAACACATAATCAATATAACAGAAAAACACAAAGTCACCATAGTTTTCAATATCAGCCAGTGACGATACGCTTTCATGATGATGCAAAAGAAAATATAAGAAACTTATGGCACAAATATTATATATATTATAATGCAGATCCTACGTATGACTTAGACGGAAACAGTTATACAACTTCAGACAAGTACGCAAACAGAACCCAACAACAATGGGGATTACAAAGAGGTAACAAAAGATTTTTTAAAAATATAAAAATCTACAGTATGCACAATCATAAATTTGGTGAGTATACTCTTGTAAATCCTATAATCACTGCTTTTAGTCATGATCAACATGCTTATGCTAACGGCGGGTTAATGGAAAACACAATGCAAATAGCATATGAAACGGTTAAGTATGCTACAGGTTTTGTCAATAATGTTACGCCAAGGGGATTTGGTGATATACACTATGATGTAGAAGTTAGTGATTTAAGTGCAGACAATTTATCAATTGGAGAAGATAACGCATTTATAGATGGTTCAATTAGGACAACAACAGGTGAACGTCCTAAAGATTTATTCCAAGGCAATGTCATAGGTACAATTACAGATGCAGATATAATTTTTAACCAATCACGCCTTACTACTGGTAATGTAATACAGGACACTATTAGTATTTTTGCTAACAATTTGTTAACTGGTAAAAAACCTACTAGTAACATACTAGTGCCAGTCACTGGAGCAGCAGAAAAAGTAGCAAACGATTTTGTAGGTGGCATTGAAGACGGAATAATAAATTATTTTACTGGAGAAAACACAACTAGTACTAGACCTAACAATAGTGATATAGTACCTACAAATGGTATAGTATTTTCTGAAGGGCAAAATATTCAAACATATAGAAGCAACATCACTAACTCTAGTTCATATAATATAGGTTTTGCAAATCAGGTTCCAAAAGCTGGTACAAAATCCAATGCAGCTAAAATTAGTGATATGCGAACTGTTGGTGAAAAAAGTAGTATTGTAAGTAAACCTTTAAGCAAATTAGTAGACGCAGGAACATAATATGGCACAGGATACAAATTTACCACTAGTACAACCTGCAGATAATTTTGATCAAAGAGTACAGGATTATTTTACAAACTATTTTACAAATCAAATCAGTATGACCGACATGGAGTATGAAGCTGCAAAAAGTTTTTTTGTAGCAAGAACTGCAAACACTGATGCTGCGGCTGCACTTACTGCAGCAACAATAGAAGCGGCCAACGAACTGAATGTAAATATATTAGATATTATACAACAATTTGAAGGTGTTGCTGATTTAAAAAGTGCAGTACCTACCTTTTTAAATTTAAGTAGACGCAGTTCAAGTTTATTAGGATATGAACAAAATATTACTCCGAATGAAAACATAGCCAGACAAATAGAGGCTTAAAATGTTTAGTCGTAACAAGTTTGCAAACGGCATATACGAAATGAAAAATCCACAAAAATATAGTGGAAACAAATCTCCAAGATACAGAAGTGGTTGGGAACATGCATTTATGCGTTTCTGCGATAACCATCCAAGTGTTGTAAACTGGGCAAGTGAAGCAATACAAATACCTTATCGTAATCCACTAACAGGAAAAGGTACAGTTTATGTACCAGATTTTGTTGTAATGTATCAAGATAAGAACGGAAAAAAACATGCCGAGCTTATTGAAGTAAAACCTAAATCACAAACAATACTTACAGAAAAAACTCGTAAACAAGAAAAACTTGCAATTGCTATTAACCATGCAAAGTGGGAAGCGGCTGCAAAATGGGCAAAGCACAAAGGCCTACGTTTTAGAGTTGTAACCGAAGAAGATATTTTCCACAACGGTAAACGTTAATAATAAGTATATATAATACAATAGGAGACTTTTGCAGATGTTAATCGACATTCAAGCAAATAAACCATTAGGTAATTATTACCTGATGTCATTAGAAGATAAATCTATAGATTTTACTAATGGAATAGAATTTGATATTAAAGATGGATGGTATAAATTAGTCATAGAATACCCAGAATCTAAACTTAAAATACAAGAAATAAAAATAAACAATGAATCATTAGATAGATTGATATTTACTGGATGGTTCTTGGAAGAAAGTACACAGAATAAAATCCAACCAGGTTTAGTACTGTATACAAAAGGAAAATGGGAGATCTGGTTACATACTAACATGGGAATGATGTGGCAAACTTTATTAGAAAGTATTGTCAACACAGATTTTGGTAGTAATTTATTTGAAAAGTATATACATACTGTAGATAAACCAATCTATCTAAACGATGATTATCCTCAAATAATAAAAGGCTTTTTCAGTAACGGCAACGGCCCTAGATATTGGAAGAAAAATAATATTGTGACTCCTTATAAAACTTTAGATCCCGATGTCCTTAAAAATATAGATAGAAAAAAGTTACACAATGAAATGAAAGCAATGTGTACTTTTGTAAAAGATAGTAAAAAATTTGCATTTCCAGCAAAGGATAAACCTATAAAAGGAGGTAGACGAGCATTTAGAAAAGGTCCTTATTCTTGGGATAGTCCGTTTACTAAAATTGAAGAACTGCCAGGAGAAGAATTGCAACGTTTATGTAAAATTTTAAAATTCGAAGAATTATACACAGTAACACTACAAACACAATACCCGGGAGAAACTTTTGCTCCGCATGTAGATGTGCATCGAGAAGAAGAAACTAAAATACATATGCAAGGGCCTTGTAGTTTTATATTAGATTTAGCAGAAGATACAAGAGGTCATCATTTTAAAGTTGGACGTAGCGGATGTATTCCTGTTGATCACGGAACTTTTTTTAATTTTAACTATGCACATGCTACTTACAACGAAAGCAACACTATAAGACCTTTATGCATACTAAATGGAAAACGTAAAATAGAAAATTTAGATTTTTTCTTTAATTATTAGGATATTAAATGACAAAAAAATTAGAAGAACTTTTTAACGTTGAAGTTAGCGAAGAAATGCCTTTGTCTAAGGAAGAAAGTAAAAAAACTATAGATAATGTAACTGCAGAAGATATACCTGAATTGCAAACTGCGATGGCAAATGTAGATAAGATAGATGCTGCTTTGCCTAGTGTACGGGAGCTTGATACTAGTGATAAAGAAATGGATGACATTGCAGATTTAGCAAAAGATACATTCAAGGATTTAATGGACTTGGGTATGAATGTTGAAGCACGTTTTAGTGGTGAAATATTTAATAATGCTAGTCGTATGTTGGATACTGCTCTTAGTGCTAAACAACATAAAGTTAATAAAAAACTTAGGATAGTAGATTTGCAAATTAAAAAAGCCACATTAGATGCAAAACTAGCCAAACAAGCAAGAGATAATGGTGACGATTTAGAGGATGGACAAGGACATGCAGTGGATCGTACACAATTATTACAGGAAATATTAGGACGTAATACACACAAAAAGGAATAAATACATACATATAAAAGGATCACAAAGATGAAAAGTTTTAAAAGTTACCTTGTAGAAAGTGAACAAACTTATAAGTTTCGCATTAAGATGGCCGAAAAAGGCGATGAAGAAATAATGAACGCACTCGAAACTGCATTAGAAAAATATGAAGTTACAAGTATTAGTAAACCTAAGAAAACACCTATACAAGAACACCCAATGGATTTCCAAACATTAAACAACGCTGAAGTGTTTATAATGGACGCAGAACTAAAATATCCAGTTACTGCTCATCAACTATATGAATATATTACCCAAACAGTTGGCGTACCGGCAAGTCACTTAGTTGTTATCAACAGTGACCATCCGGAAGAGATTGCTCGTGAAGAAGCAATCAAAGAAGAAGGTGACGAGTATAGTGCAAAACTAGATGATCCAGATTATAAAGATGCAAAAGATGTTAAAGCAGAAGATAGTTTCGGTGACAAGTATAATGAAAATATGCTTAAAGGATTAGAAACCCGTAAGTATGAGTTTGAAAAGGCAAAGTAATGAACGACTTATATAAAGCAATAGATTCTTTAAAAGATATTATAGCAGAAGAGGAATCT